CAGAGACGAAGTCGATATACCCAAAGTCGGTCGCGTCCACACGCCCTTGGAGGCGCATAGCGGTTGTAGTCCAGTCCGTGCCGCTGGATACGCGGACAAGGTTGGTGCGGACACCAACGGCGTTAGTACCAGCGATACCTTGGTCGATGGTGACGTTTAGCAAGTTTCCTGCGGTCGTGCCGACAGTGCCGCCAGATACATGCAGCCTCGCTCCCGGCGAGGTTTCTCCGATCCCGACGTTGCCCGACGAGTTGATGCGCATGGCTTCGGCGCCGCCTTCGCTGAAGGCAATCGTATCTGCACCGGGCGACCACATGCCGGTGTTGGTGTCACCCGTGAAGGTGTAGGATGGTGTGCCAACTGCGCCAAGACCGTTGGCGATGCTGGTGGCCGAAGCCGCGCCGAGAGTGGGCGTGACAAGGGTCGGGCTGTTCGACAACACTACGGAGGTGGTGCCGGTTGAGGTGGTGACGCCTGTGCCGCCATTAGCCACAGCGAGGGTGCCCGCAAGTGTGATTGCTCCCTGCGTAGCCGTGGACGGCGTAAGGCCTGTGGTGCCCGCGCTAAACGAAGTGACGGCAGTTGAGGTCAGCGTGGCCCACGAAGGGTCCGCGCCTGTGTTGCCAACCAGAACCTGACCGGTAATACCGGCAGCCGTGGCGCTGACGGCAGAAGTGCCGTTACCAATCAGGACGCCCCTCGTAGTCAGGGTGACCGCGCCCGTGCCGCCATTAGCGACGGGGAGAGTGCCAGTAACCGCAGAGGTGAGGCTGACGTTGGTGATGGTGTTGTTGGAACCGTTGATCGTCTTGTTGGTCAGCGTTTCCGTGCCGTCCGTAGTGACCGCCCTATCCGAAGGGTAGGTGACGAACACGGCCGAGGTGCCCGCGAGCGTGATGGCCGCGCCACCCGCGCTCGACGACAGGATCGTTGTCCGTGCCAGCGTGGGGCCGGCCGTCGAGTATGTCCCGATCCCAACTTCCCACGCGGTTCCGCTGGTGATCGTGTAGTACGTCGTGTTGCCGTTGCCGATGACGGCAAACGACTGAAAGCCAGCCACCGCGCCGGCAAGCGTGATCGTGCCGGTGCCGGTAGTGGTGGTCGTTTCCTGCACGCGGTTGGCGAGGACAAGAGCCATGCGTTGATCTCCGCGCGTGAGGCCTTAAAGAGCGAAGATACCCGACGCGTTCCACGTGATGGTGATGTCACCGCCGTTCGGCGTCACGGGCAGGTTGGTGACGCCCGTGTCTATGAAGGCCACCAGCGGCGACGTGGCGGCGCTGCCCGTGTCGATGTAGAGCACCAGAGACACCACCTGCGAGCCCGTGACGGCCGTGAAGATGACATCGTTGCCGTCAAACACGCCGTTGGTGAACGTCTTTCCGCCGATCGTCTGCGGAGTGCCAACCACCGAGGCGCTGACGCTGCTGTAGAACTGGTTAGCCGACGAGTAGGTGTAGCCGGCCGTGACCAAGGCGACCTTCACCGTTCCGGCGCTCAGGTTGTTGTTCGCAGTGAACTGGAGCAGTTGCTCCTTCCACTTCGGGTACAATGCGTTTGCCATGGTCTACACTCCTGTCCTGATCACTGCCCTACCACGAAACCGGGCGGCGTTCACTTACATTTCGGCATGACGGCGAGGCCGCCGTGTTTGCGGCGCAGCATCTCGCGCATCTCAGCGCCTTCCTGCGCCGACATGCGGTTGCCGCTCTTCACGCTCTCGCCCACCGGCGGCAGCATCGGCTCGCGGCTCGTGGCCGGCACGCGCTTCTTCATCTCGCGCTTCTCGCGCTCAGTCATGGAGCCCACGCCCGGAGCGCGCCGCATCAGCATGCGCTCTTCCTTGGCCTCCATTTCGGACATGCGGTTGCCGCTGGCTGCGCTCTCGGCGGGTGACGGCATCTTCACGTCACCGCCGTTGCCCTTCTTCATCGGAGCCTTCATGCCGGCCTTGCGCGCCTCGCTCATGGCGATGGCGACAGCCTGCTTCGGGTTCTTGACCTTCGGGCCTTCCTTCGAGCCGCTGTGCAGCTCGCCCTTCTTGAACTCGCCCATGACTTTGCCGACTTTGGCTTCGCCCTTGGCCATGCCGCCCTTGGCGTAGCCGCCGACCATGCCGCCGCCCATGTACTTCATCTTGGTGCTGTCTTTGAAGCCGTCCATTGCCCTATCCCTTCACACGAAAACTGGCGGTCTTTTCCGCAACCTTCTTCGGCTGCTTGGCGAACTGTTTGCCAGCGGCAGTCGCCTTTCGTTTTGCGCGGGTGGTCGCGGCGTACTCCTTGACCGACAGCGACTTGATCGCGTTGGCGGGCAGGTATCGCTCGCCTGTCGCATCCGGGCCCTGCGTAGACGGCTTGCCGGACTTGGTGCGCCAGTCCTGCTTCGTCCACGCCTTGAGGCTCTGCTGCGACTTCTTAATCACGGTAGCCGCCGCCCTTGGCCTTGTACTGCTGCGCCAGCATCTGCGCCTTGCGGGCAGACCACTGCCCCGGCGCGCCGCCCTTGCCGCCTGATTTGATCGAGTTGAACAGCGACTTTCGCATGCCCGGCTTGGTGTAGTTGCCCGCCTCGTTGACGCGCGACTCGCCGCCCTCGGCGTAGCCCTCGACCATGCCGCCCTCGGCCTTGCAGTCCCACTTCCGCAGCGCCAGCGCCTTGCGCGTCGGCTTGCCGTTGTCGTCCTTCATCGGGCCTTCCATGCCACCCATCCGGGCGCAGAAGCTCTTGCGCCGCGCGGCCGCCTTGGGCGACTTCTTGGCCTGTTTCGCGCTCACGGGCGGCTTGATGTCCTGCCCCTGCGCCTTCAGCGAGGCGCGGCCCTTGGCGTTGAGGCCACCCTCGGGGTTCTTGCCCTCTTTTCGCGTCCACGCGCCGCCCCCGGAGGCGTATTCGTCGCGTTTTACGGAGAAATCGTCACTTTTGACGTGTCCGCCCTTCTTGAAAGGCAGTCGAACACCCGCGCTGATGCCGCGCTGCGCCGGATTGTAGCCGACATCGGCCGAAAAGCCGGGAGATTGATAGCCGACGCCCATATTTGTCACCTGCGGCCGCATCGCGGGCATGTTTGGCTGCGCGCCCATGCGTCCGACGCCCAGATTGGCGCTAAAACCGCCGCCCAGAGGCGCATTTACGTTCATTTGCTGCATCTGCGGCGTGGCCTGCACGTTCACGCGCTGTGACAACCGCTGCAGGAGGCCCGGATCTGCCGGCATTTGGCCCACATTCGGCCGCTGAGACACGCTCAGGGCGTCGTTGATCTCGTCCCGCGCCCGCATTGCGTTGAGATCGAAGGAAAAGCCGCCGGGCATCAGGCGATCCGCTCAGCGGCGAGGATGACAGACGGGATTGCCGGGGCGATTGCGCCCGCCGCAGTGAAGTCAACCGTCACACCCACGTTCTCGGGCAGCCACATGATCTCGATGTACTGCCCGGCGGTCACCTGCGCGTAGAAGACGACTTGAGTCAGCGTCGCGCCGCCATCGGCAGCCTTCGGGATGTTTACAATGCCGGCAGAGTTGGCGATGTTGGTGCCGTTCAAGCGGAACCAGAACGTCGCGTCGTGATCTGCGGCGGTTGAGTTGGCGAACTGGATGCTCGGCGCGAGGGCGTAGGTGCCCGCCACCGCAAACGTGATGCGCGTCGGGTTGCCGCCGCCATCGTTCGTGATGCTGATGCCCGCGCCAAACGACGTGTTCTCCAGCTTGATCGCCGTCGCCGCCGAGACACTGCCCGTCTGGTCAGTGTTGCTATACGCCTGAATGTACGCACGGCCCGCGAGCGACAGATACGGCACCGCAGTGGCGCTGTTGCCGATCGCGCTCGCCGCCACCTTCTTGCTCGTTCCGCCCTGCACCGTCTCAAACAGCTCCGTGCCGGCCAGCGGCGTGGTGGCTGCGGTGAGATCGGTAATCTTGACGTTAGCCATGCGGTGCCCCTCTTAGGCGGTGGACTGCTGAACCACGGTAACGCGCAGAACGCCAGTGCCCGAAGCGGTGTTGATACGCACGGCACGCATCAGCGTGGTCGTGGATCCGGTCTGGCTGGTCGTTGCGCCGACAAGCGCGGCGACCGGGTGCGACACGGCTTGCTGGGTGATCGACGTGTTGAACGGGTCTTCGTTGGTAAACTGCACGGTGTAGTTCGCGCTGCCGCTCACCAGCGTGACCGAGATGGTCGTCACCTGATTGGGCGTGTAGATGTCCAGCGGCCACCACGTGCCGGTAGACGCGCCGCTCACCGTGATCGTCTGCTCAATGGGACGCATTGGTGTGTCCTTCTATGCTAGAGAGCAGGCCGAGCGCACTTCCATTCGCCCGGCCTGCTCTCATGCCAATTACGCGGCGACCGCGCCCCGCAGGGAGACAATGACCCACCCCGAAACGGTGTAGACCAACATCGCGCTTTCGCCCACGTTGGTGAACGTGATGGTGGTGTATCCGCTCTTGGTGGTGGGGGTCAGCACGGCCGAGCCGCCGTCAACCACGTGGGCGATGATCTTGATCTGACCCACGACACCGTCGGCCAAGGTCAGGGCCTGCGCCGCGCCAGTGGTGGTCAGCGAGGTGAGCATGTCGGTCAGGTTGACCGCGCCCGCGCCGGACAGCGCCTGATTGGTGGCGAACACGTCACCAACAATGTTGCCGGTGATGTTGCCGGTGACGTTGCCGGTGATGTTGCCGATGAAGCCGTTGGTCGAGGTGACCGGCCCGGAGAATGTGGTCGAAGCCATGATCAGTCCTTATGCACAAGTCGCCTGTCAGTCTGTGCATCGTCCGCTGGGCCGGTCTGACAAGCTGGGGTTTGCCCAGATTGTCTATGATATAGCACATACGTTTGTGCCTTGGCTAGTAGCCCCTCGTCATCGTTGAAGAGGCCCAGACCGCGATTACAGTTCGAGCAAAGCAGGGCGCGGATCGCGCCGGTGACGTGGTCGTGATCGATGGCGAGATCCTTCGTCTTGCCTGACGCCTTGTCTGGTGCGCGCTCAGGCTGGGCGCAGATGGCGCAGACGCCGCCCTGCTCGCGCAGCATCTCCTGATATCGGGTGGCATCAACGCCAGCCGCCTGCCACTTGCGCTGCTTAATGTAGTGGGCGTGGCACAGGTCTTTGGCGTACAGAACGCTGTCACAGCCGTCGATCCCGCACTGTTTCGCGGGCTTCTTGCGGTTGCGATACATGGTGTGACCGTGTCGCAAAAACCGCTGGTAGTGCATCTTGCACAACCCCTTGGACTTCACGGGTTCGGCGCAGTCTTCCTCCGTACATTCGACCGGCTTTTCGCGGACGCGGCTGCGGATGGGTGAAAAGTCTGAGCCCCGCAGGCGCTGGGCATAGTGCGTCTGGCAAAGACCGCGCGCCTTGTGCGGGCGGGTGCAGCCGTCAATCTGGCAAGGCATAAAAAAAATCTCCTCCGGTAGTTAGGTTTGTAGCCTAATACCGGAGGAGACGTTTTGCAAGTGCCTAAAAAGCGTTGCTTTTTAAGTGCTTATCAGATACCCGGAGTTCCAAAAACGCCACGGGGGTCCGTCCACCCGAACGCATAACGCTCGGTTGCCTTGTAGCGCATGGAGTCGGTTTCGAAGTCACCTTCCATCGACTTCTCGAGGCCGCGACGCATCGCGAGCTTGAGGCCTTCCGGCGCGTCGGTCTCGACCCAGAAGGCCGTGTTGGAGGTGATACGCGACAGGTTGGCCTGACCGTCAGTGAGCAACCCGAGACTTTTGACTGGGTTGATATCATTGTCGGCAGTGCCTGCACGCAGGACGCTCTTCAGCAGCACTTCGGCTTGGAAGACGTTCGACGGGCCGGTCACGATCTTCTTCGGCGTCAGGCGGATACGCTTGCCGTTGTTGTCAACAGCGTTGCGGATCTGGATCAGCAACTGCTCCAGCGAGGTCTGCGACAGAGCCGCAGCCACGTTGAGCTGGTTGCTGAACGTGCCGTTGGCGATCGGGTGGTTTGTAGCCACCAGCGACACGCCGTCGCCGCCCGGATACGAGCCGTTGAAGGCACGGTTCAGGACGTTGGCACCCAGCGTTTCCTTCGTCTCGATCAGCGACTGCGCGAGGTGACGCGCATAGGTCTGACCGATACGGATGTGGTCGCCGTCTTCCACCAGCACCTTGGTCAGGGCGAAGGCCAGACCGTAGACGCGATAGACGTAGCGCTGGATGAACAGCACGCCGCCCGACTGGTAGGTGACCGGCATGCCGTCCGGCAGTTCCGGGGCAGCCCCGAAGCCGTACAGGACAGGCTCTTCATGGTAGTTCCGGGGGATGCCCTTGAACTCCTTGAAGACCTGCGACCATTCGTCAGCGCGCTGGTCATAGATGCCATTGAACTCTTCGTTCAGGATCGGTTCGACGATTGAACGAAAGTCGGTTGAACGCATAGGCGTAGCCATTGTTCAAGCCCTCCTAATTAGATGGCAGCTTTGTCAGCAACGAACTGATGTTCGCTGATCTGAACCTGCGCGATGACATAGGTGTCGCCGAAGGCGTTGTCCGGGCCGGGCGTGATGCCGACGAGACGGACAGAAGCATTGGCGGCGGCGGAGGCAACGTCCAGAGCCTGAGTGCTCAGGCCGGTGGTGGTGTTGCCCGAGATGGCAGTCAGGTCGTACTGCTTGCCGATATCTGCCACGGTCAGAGCGGCGTTGCTCTGGATTTCGTAGAAGATGGTCGGATCAAGCGTGGCGTAGGCCACGACCTCAGTGCCGACCTGCGAGGCAGTCCACTTGTTCGACACGCGGCGGCGACCGTCGCTGTCGGTGAACTCCACGCCCTGAAAGACGCCGATGAAAGCAGCGCCAACGGCGGCCGCCACAAGGGTGCCTTCAGTTTCGCCACCGGTGGTGGTGGGGGCGATACGGACGGGCTGGTTTTGGAAGATGTTCTGGGCGTAACCCGACGCACACGTGAAGGCGGTGGGGCGAACCACACCGCTGGGCGAGTACGACGGGCGCAGACCGAACGGTGCGTTGACCGTGGCAGACATGAGCCTGTTTCCTTACAAAAGGGTTTCAATAGGCATCAGGCGAAAAGGCCCTTTGCCGGGTTTGAACCATACCCTCCCCGCACGTCGTCCTCTTCGACGAGACGACCGCCAGAACGCTCGGCTTGCTCGCGCATCATCTGCGCGGTTTCCTCGAGCTTGTTCTCCTCCCGCATGGGTGCGTCGTGGTGAGCTTCCTGCATGTACCTGTAATACAGGGACAAGGGCAGCTTAGCCGCGATCATTTCCTTGACGGCGACGCAGCCGGCATATTCGCCAGTCTGCATGGTGACCAGTTCCATCCCCGGAGCATCTTCGGCACGAATGAGTTCGTAGCCCAGACGCAGGCGGTGTTGGATCGTGTCGCCATTGTTCGTCGTCGTCAGCCAGCACACATGATATCCGGGGATATCTGGAATGTTGGGTAGAGCATCGTTGTACAACTGCATTCGGAACATCGCGAGTCGGTCATCTTCCGAGATTTCGCGGTTCTGCGTCGTGCGCCGATCCTGCGTCTCTCGGGGTTGCCGACTAACACCCAATTCCTTCTTCAGGCGATCATCCATACGTTCTTCAGACATTTAGCTCTCTCCTTTTCAGCGAGCTGTGTTGCGGTCGTAGTCCTGATACGCCTTCAGGTAGCGCTTGCGAGCGACAGGGTCGTCCCAAACGCCAGCGTCTAACATAGCCTGTTTGCGCTCAGGTGTCACTACTACTTCGTTCTTGGTGCTCGGCGGTGCGTATTCGCGGCCGCTGCCGGTCGGCGGAGCCTTGCGCTTGGCGGTGCGGGCGGGTGCCTCGTCCCCATCACCGATGCGGTTGGCCACGCGGCGCGTCAGCTCGTGCCAATACTCCTCGCTCGCGGGGTTCCAGCCCTCACGCGCCAGAGCGTTGTCGATCGCCTTGGTGATGGCGCTGTCCTCGTCGCGGCCCTGCGGGTCGTACCACGAGTTGGCCGACAGCCACTGCTGCGCGTAGTTCGTGACGCGCGGGTCGGCGCGCGGCGTGGTCGCCTCCTTGGCGGCGGCCTCGAAGCGATCCTTGTATGCGGAAAGCTGCGCGGCGCGCTCCTTGGCCTCGTCGCGGATGCGGAGCGCCGTTGCGGCGTCCTCACCGTTGCCGGCCTCGATCGCGCGAGCCATGATCTGCTCGGCCTGCCGGGCCTCGGCCAGCGCCTGCTGCAGTTGCTGCTGCACGCCGGCCGCGTTCTGCGTCAGCGTGTTGCCCTCGACCGCAGCCATGCGGCGCATGAGTTCGGCGTTCTGCTCGCGCAGATAGGCCAGCTCCTGCTGCGAGCGCTCCTTAGCCACCTTCTGCAGTTGGCGGCGCTTGACGCGGCTGTCGCGGTTCTTCTTCGTCTTGTCGACGATCTCGTCCTCGGAGTCGTCCTCGGACGTGCCCATGCGACTGTCGTCCTCGTCCTCATCGTCGTCCTGCACCTCGGGCTGCTCAACCTGCTCGGTGCCGTCGGTCTCGATGACGACGATATCGTCGTCCTTTTCGTCTACTGTATCAGCCATGATCGGCTCCTTTCTGCCTTATGGATCAGACGAACGCCTTCATCGCGAGCGGGTCGCCCGTGACTACGCCGATCAGATCCAGATCGTTGAGAATGACGAAGATCACTTCCTGATCGTCGTCGATTTTGACCGTCCACTTGTCACCGCCGTACTTGGGGACGCGGACGAAGTCCCCCGGCGTAGCCCACGAGCCCTCTGGCCACGGCTCTTGCGTGTTGCGGTTCTTGAAGGCCAGATCACCGACGGCCACGACCTTGGCCACCTGCGTGTTCCACGTTTCGGTGTCCTTGGTGTCGCCCGTCAGGATGATGCCGCCGGCCGTCTTCTTCTTGGCCAGACGGATCTGGCACAGCACGCGGCTGCCAAAGGGCTTCACGCCCGGATCGACGGCCGGGAAGGCCTCGTCGATGCTGCCATACGCAAACTGTACCTTGTTCAGAACATATTCTTGCACGGGTGCTCCTCCGCTCAAGTGGTTAGAGATTACGGTCTTTTCGCTCTTTCTCCGCGACCATGTCGATCAACACGGTCTTGGCAAGCTCGAGACCGGCGTAAATGCCGACGACCTTCCCGTATTCGAAAAGATCGCGGCCTTGAGGCTGCTCCAGCGCATCGCGTGCCAGATCGGCCTGCGATTGCTCCAGACGCTGCAGCAGAACCTCAATCCTCATGCAGGCGTCTTCGGCGAGCTCTTGCCGCCCATCGCGCCCTTGCCGGCACCGGTCTCGACGGCTTCGCCCATTGCCAGACGCTTGTGCATCTTGACGCCGTCCTTACCGACCGGCTTGCCCTTGGTGTCGTTCATTTCAGTCTCCTCGTTACGGGTTGATGCCGGTGCCGGTGCTGACGCCGAAGCGCTCACCCGTCTCGACCTCCAGTTGCGCCAGCTCCATGGCCGTCAGGTTGTCCTGCGTGTTCATCGCCTGACGCACCTGCATCTCAGCCATCTTGCGCTCGGTCTCCTGCCGCTCGACCTGCTGGTCGGCGGCGAGGCGCGCCTGCTCCTGCTGCGCGTCGAGCTGCATCTGCGCCACGTCGAGCTGGGTGCGCTGCTGATCGGCGGCGGCACCCTGCTGCAGCTTGGCCGCATCGAGCTGCGCCTTCTGCTGGGTCTGGGCGGCCGTGAGCTGCAGGCGCTGCGCGTCGAGCTGCGCCCGCTGCGTGTCGCGCTGGGCCTGCGCCTGCAGTTGCGCCTGAGCCAACTGCACGCTCGGGTCAACCGGCGGCTGCGGTGCGAACGACTGCATGACCTGCTGCGCCTGCTGGATGACGGGCGGCAGGGACGCGAACACGTTGCCCGCTTCCTGCGCCACGATCTGAGCCGCCTCGGCCAGCATGCCGTCGAAGGCCCGCTTGTCGTCGCCGGTCTTCAGCTCCTTGAGCAGGTCGCCCAGATCCTTGCCGCCGGCGGCCTCGGTGCCCAGATCGAAGATGCTCGACGCGTACCACATCGCGATGTGCTCCTTGATGTGGTTGAGGATCGCCGGGATGAACGTCGGCGCGATCAGCGGGTTCATGCCCAGCGCCGGCGACATCAAGTAGGCGAGGTGCGTCTTGAGGTGGGCGATGTGATCCTGCTCGGGGAAGGCCACGATCGGCCGGCCCATGGTCGCCGCCACGTTCTCGTTGACCGCGTTCTGCTCCTTCGGCTCCATCGCCGGGTTGAGCAGATCCTTGGCGTTGGGGATCTTGAGCGTTTCGAGGATGCGCTCCTCGACCTTCCGCATGTTGTAGAGCTGCGGCATGGCCGCAGCGCGCTGGGCCACCGCCTGCACCTGCGCGAAGCGCTGCGCCTCCGAGAAAATATTCGGGTCGCTAACCGGCACCACGTCGAGCGGGCCCTCGAAGTCGGCGCGCGTGGCCAGCTCCTCGCCCAGCTCAACGTCCGTCTCCTCGTCGTCGAGGTACATGGCGTTGAGCCGGTGCAGGATGGCCAGCAGCTTCTGCATCGAGTTGTGCAGGCGGGCGTGGATGGCGCTGAACACGACCATGCCCTGCTCGATCTTGGCGAGCGTCGTGCCGACCGGCGCGTTGGCGTTGCCGTCGGCAATGTCCTCCATGCTGGTGCGGATGACGCCCTTGCCCGCATCGACCAAGAAGCCCAGCAGCGAGAACAGCACCGGCGACGGCTGGTTGTACGGCAGCGGCATGATCAGCTTGCGAATGTCGTCCGCCGCCATGCCGCCCTCGATCTCCATCACTTGCGTCGGCTGGATCTCAAGGCTCTGCCCGCCCTTGCTGCCGCCCTTGAGCTTGAGCATCGTCTGGCTGTTGCTGATGTGCGCGCTGTCGAGCAGGGCGCGCAGTGCGCCCGTCGCGGCGGCCGCCAGACCGCCGACCATGTGCGGCAGGCCGATCGGGTACGCGCCGCGCCACGGCACGAAGGGGAACTCGACGAACCACTGCAGCTCTTCCTGCGCCTCGTCCAGCTCGTCCCAGTTGCGGTAGATGCTGAGCACCTTGCCGCTCGGCTTGTCGATGCTGATGATGTACGGCAGCGCCTCGTCGCCCTCGATGGCGGCGATGGTGTACACCTCGTAGACGGTGCGGAGGCCGTCCTCGTTGTAGCTGGTCTCCTCGCGGCCCTCGATCTTGTTGTTCGCCTTCTCGGCGACGCTGTACTCGGGCTCCATGCTGACCGGGCCGAGATCCACGTCGCGGTACATGCCGCTCTTGACGCGGCGCTGGTAGTCCACGGCCGTAAGATACTGCACGTGCGTCTTGCGCTGCGCGGTGTAGAAGTTGGTCGCGGCAAACGGCAGGTACAGGTCGTCGATCGCGACGAACAGGAACTCAGGCCGGTTGCGGTCTTCCTTCCACGTCACCTTCATGTACTGCGCGCCGCCCAGCGGCACCTGCGTCAGGAGCTGCTCCAGCTCGGCGCGGAACTCGCTGCTCTGCACGGTGAGCTGCCAGTTCATGAAGGTGGTCTTGCGCTTGGCCTTCTTGACCTTGTCGGCCGTCACCTCGCCGGGGATCATGTCCTTGACCGGCCCCTGCGGCGGGAACAGCTCCTTGATGGCGCGGGCGGCGAAGTCTACGCACGCCT